GTCTAGAGGTTCCCCCCCGTTCCCCTCCCCTGCCTGCCCGGTGAGGTAGATGCGGGCACCGTCCGCCGTCGTCTCGGCAAACCAGTTTCGGGCAATGTCGTTGGCCCACCCGGTTTTCTTCCTTCCAGGCCCGTGGGTCGGCAGGGACGTGTTTTCAAAGTGTCCGGATTCCGCCTTGTTCCTGTACCAGGACGAAAGCCAGCTTTTCACTCCCTCCCCCATGCGTTCATTGGCTTTCGCCAAACTTTCCGGAGCTGCTATTTTTTTCACTTCTGCAATTACCGGGTCAACACCGTTCAAGTCGATCGTCAGGTTCATATCTCGTCTTCAATCCGATTGATTTCCCACCCCTTCCGGTAAGCTTCCGCGCTGGCGTCCCACAGGGCTTCCTGCAGCAAATCATCATTGGTGAGGTCCATTTCCGGAAGGCGGGCAAGCACAGCGGCCAGTTCCGCCCGAAATTCATGATCAGAAAGCCCGGAACGGGCTTTGCCGATCAATTCCCGGACAAAATCAGCGCATGGCTCGGCCCACGCCTGTAAAATTTCTTCTGCGGCCTTTTCCGCGTCCTGCTCCAACTCGACGGCCAGGGCGAGCGGAGCTAGTTTTTTCCCTCGGAGGCAGCGGCTTCAATGGCATCCCCGTATTGGCCCGGAGCGGAACCGATAGACGGGGCTTTTCTCAAGACAGGCTCGCCGGAACGCGGCTTGGGTATCTTGACGATGGTGCGGGCGAATTCTTCTCCTACATCCATGATTTCCGCCGCTTTGGCAACCGTTTCCAGGGCTTCTGCGTCAATGCCGCGGATAGAGGGAACAAATTGAGGGAGACGGGAAGGAATATGCCCGTAATTCAAGTGGATGATGGCAGGAATGAGTTGGGAATTGAGAATATTCGCCACGGCCTGCCCCGCGTCTTCAATGACCTCTTTGCGGATACCGGCATGCACTTTGCCAAGGGCATACGCCCCTCCGTCCCCCTTGGAACTGGTCAACGTTTGTCCCAGGATCAGGTTGTCGCATTGTTCGTCCGCCAGTTTGATCAAATCCGCCTGGGGCAGCCCGTTGGCTCCCTTTACGGCGTCATGAAGCTGAAACTCCATATTCTGCGTTGTGACGGCCCATCCCCCGGAACCAAGGTTTTGCAGCATTTCCGCCGCCTCCGTTTTGGCTTTCTCGTCCCCCCTGACTTTAGCCGTCCGGAAAGGGATGCCGAAAAGCTCGCAAAACGTCATCAGCCAGGGCAACCCGTAACAGGCGGCTCCGAACCATCCCACAAGACACCGGAGCTTGGCGCCAAAAATAGGGTGGAACACGTCGGCCTTATTCAGCCCAATCAGGAACTTGTCCGGGGGAAATTCTTCTCCTTCCAGGTCGTTTTCCAGGCCGTTGCGGAAAAGGAGCAGACGATCCTTCCTGCCGTAGTTATATTCCCATGCGTAAAATTGAGCGGAAAGAGGCTCGTAACAGCGGGGGTAGATGATATCATCCGACGCCCATTTGATTTGATGAACGGTGTTGCCGCAAGTAAGCATATAGGTCAGGGATTTGAGCAAATCGTCTGCTCCCTGCTCTACCGTGTCCGGTTCCGGTTCTGACCGCCAGAAGGCGGATTCGACAAGCTCCGCCATTTCCTGCGCTTCCGGGGTCGGTTGCTGTCCTTTTTCCGTCCAGGGCATGACTGTCCATTCCATGCGGGCAACGGCATTTGCTATTTCTCCAAGATTTTTCCGGAGACGCGGCCATTTTTCCAGCATAGCCATAAAGAGCTGTTCCTGCCGATCCAGCCGCCCGGAAGCAATGGACTCTTTCAGAGATTTCAGGGATTCCGGGTCAAGTTCGGAGGCTGGCCAGTGCTTGAATTTGTGATCAGCAAACGGAGAAACCAATATCTGGACCGCCTCTTTCACCTTGCCGCGAAGCCTGGGAAATAATGCCATGAACGAATAGAGATTTAAGGATTAAACAAGCTCCTGCGCCACGCTGAACGCATCGTTGCAGCGGTTCAGCCAACCCTTCCCGAACACGGAAAACTGCCTGCAGGAGCGGTAAAACGCCTGACGCTTCTCCTGCAGAGCGATAAGGAACACCGCTTCACCCGTGGCGGCCAGCTGGTCCTGCAACTCCTGCCGGGTCCTGGGGCCGACAATCCCGTCCACCACAAGCCCGGCGCCGTGGACATTCAGCGCGCGCTGCAAAATCTTCCCGGTATTCCTGCTCCCGGAATTGAAATAATGGTCCCGCAGGATGAATTCAACGCCAGGAAAAGCGTCGGACCCCAGCCAGGAACGCACGGCGGCGGTATTGTCCAGGACGTACTGGAGACAACCTTCCCAGGCTTCCTCCCGCCTTCCGGCATCCAGCAGGGCCTTCAATCTGTTAAACACGACCGGTTCAATGCCGTCGCAAATGCCGCAAATCTCCCACTTGCCACCCTTGTCGGCGGCAGGAAGGCGGGAAACACGCAGGGAATCCGGCCCGGTAACGCGGCTGTCTTCAAACCGGAGGATGGCCGCGGCCATCTTTTTTTCTATAGGGTTCATTTTTTAGTCTGATGCTCAAGGTTGGAAAGGCGGAGGTCTATTGTCCTCAAGACCTCCGTCTGAATAGCGTAGTTTTTGGTCTGCTCTGCCAGAAAGCTCTTGAAATCGTTGTAAATAAGCGCCATGCCGACAAACCCACTCATGAGAACGACAATCAGTAGCGTCAAGATACCGTTCTTGCCGTCCAAAACTGCGCGGACAGTATTGACCACACGCAGAACCCAATCTATCGGCTGGCACATAATCTTACTTTTTCAGGGATTGCACGACGGGCGGAACGTCCGTTTCCGGCTGTGCTTGGGAATAAGAAATATGGCCCTGCTCAATGACGAGACAGGAGCCGTCCTTGCATACTTCGGTGCGGTTCGGGGTGACGTCTACGGAATGACCGCAGCCGGGTTGCGTCAGAATCCCCGCGGCAACCAGGGCCCCAATCACAGCTCCGGCAATGACTTTTGCCCAACTCTCTTTAATACCCCAACCGGTCAGGAGACCAGTCAGCCAACTCACTTTTTCTTTATTCATGCTCATATTTAGTAGTGAAATGCTTGAAAAATGCCATGGCGGTGGGATCCGTGATCACAAAAGCCGGGTAGTCGCGGGAAGTAAACACCCTGCGCCCGCCCTGGGGATTAACGGCCTCCACAGTCAAATCCACGGTTTCCGTCGTCCGCATCGGGTCATCCACCTCCGGAGCGTAAAACTCTTTCAGCCTCGCCCATACCTGGGAGGCCTGCCACGGCTCCGACAATCCCACCAGCGCGGACACTACCGCCTGCATGGCCGGGGCATGCTCCGCGGGTATCTCGTCCTGCGTAAAGCGCGCCGGAGGTCTATAACCGTCCGTATCCCGGTAAATGGGCGTCAGGGTGAATTCCTGCCAGTTACCAGGCTGCGGAAACTGAATCTGTATCTCTGCATTATTCATGATTAGAGAGGTATATTAATATCTTCAAAATCAGCGGTTGACTCCGACTCTATCGCATTGACGGCCATTGCTTCCAATGCGGCGTACATTGGATTGATCAATCCATTGGCATAAAGGTAGCGATTGCCTGCTCCCGTACGAACCGAGGATGTCCAGGAATTGGGATTTTCTACATCCGCCACCAACGTGCTGAACCCCATGCCGTCTTCGAATCCTGAAACACCTCTGAGGGCGGCTATTTTGAACAAGGTGTTTGTCTGACCTCCCCCCAGCTCAATATAAAGTGACGCTTTCCCCTTGTATGACGACATGCTTGAAAGCCCCTCCTGCATGAAAATGAGCCTGTTGAGGCAGGCGGGAAATGGGTGGTTTTGAGTTGCGGGAATAAAACTTTCCGTAGTTTTCACCTGCCATGAATCACCGGAAGAGACGTAATAAATCTCCCGCACTCTAAGCACGTAACCTCCCCGGACAGAATCACGAACCGCTGTGGTTGTGATGTCGATAATCTCTCCGTAATTGACGGCCAGATTATTGCCCGGAATCATGGAAAATGAATCCATCGTCAGGCCGCCTCTTACCGTTTTTGATCCACGGCCTAATCCAAAGGTAAATTTGGACGCTGTTGAACCGGACAGCGGTATCGAAAATCCCGCGAAAGAACTGTAATTATGCTGGCCCTGCGGCCCTTCAAAGGTAAACGTTGTCGTACTGTGTGCAGGAGAACCGGAAGCTGCCGACGTTGAACTGGTTGCATAAAGTCCGGCATATTGAACAGAGGTGCTGCCGCTTCCCACTACGGGCATCGAGCTGGTTTTAAGATATAGAGGCTGAATCAACGCCTGCACGGCTCCTGCCAGCCCCATAGCCAAAAAACGATTAACCGCCGCCGTGTCCATTGGCGCCCCCACGGCAAGCGGGATGTTGATGCCTCCGTTGGCGTTGACGGCCCCCGCCGCCGTCAGACCTCCGGCCAGCGTCATGTTGCCGGAGGCGTCCACCTGCGGCATGGCCGCCAGAGCATTAGCCGCCGCTGTTGCAGAGTTGGCCGCATTGGTGGCGGAGGTTGCGGCATTATTGGCAGCCGTGGACGCGGCAGCGGCGGACTGGCCAGCCGTCCGCGCCGCAGCCTCGGCGGTCGCGGAAGATTGGCGCACATCCCGCCCCAGGCTGTCCAGTTGTCGCGCGGTAGCCAGCTCCATTCCTCCCAGGGTGATGCCGTCGTCATAGTCCACCACCACGGTCATCAGCGGGGCCATCGTGCCATTCACCGTGGGCGGGTTGGCAACCTCCGTCACCAGACCGCGCCCAGGGACGGAAGGGGTCAGGACAGCGTGCATGCCCAGCGCGTAGGGCGTCATCTCCGTCCCCTCGCATACCTGGATGATGATCTTGTCCCCGCGTTGCAACGTAACGCCCGGCGTAAATACCCACGTGGCCGTCTGGCCGCTGTCCAGGTTGGACACATAGGCGGAGGTGCCAATCAGGCTGTAAGCTCCGTCCGTCAGCCGCCAAATCCGCAGGCAATACTGATTCAGGGCGGGGTCAGTGAAAAAATACACGGTTGAAATACTCGTCAGGCGGCAGCTGTCGGGCAAATGCCCGGCCAGTATCTCGTCTCCCCACGTCATCGCGTAGCCTCCGACGATGGTCCAGGTGTCGGCGGCGTTTCCGCTGGACAAGGTGGATTGCCCGGTTGCCGCTTCCAATTCCACGCCCGCCTCCTTGAGCGCATCCGGCAATTTATTCGTTACAGCCTCATTGACCAATTCCCCGCTTTCCACCTGGCCTTCCAGCGTTTCCACAAGCCGCTTTGCTTCATCCCGGGCCGCTTCGGCCTGTCGTACAAGTTCCTCGACCACAATGGACGGGTTTTCCACAATGGTCACGGAGCCGTCTTCCGTTTCGGAGATGGAGACATCAAGAGCTCCGGACACAGCCGCGGCCTTTTCCGAGCCATCCGGAGGCGTAATACGAGGCGCGACATGCACGGCTCCCTTCAACAAGGGGTATTCTTTGCCAGATGCGTCGGTCAGAAAAATATCATACGCGCCGCATCCGGCGGCCAGTCTCGGCCATTTCACCAATGCCGTACTCGTCCCCGTAACAGCACAGCCCAGCATGATCACCCCATCCTGTACCACCGCTCCGCGGAGCGTCATGCCGCTGATGTCCATATCCTCACCGGAAGGAGAAATAAAATGCAGCGCAAGAGACTGCGGCAGGGATTCCGTGGCGTGTACGTTGTAGTTGGCGGCTTGCCTCATGCACGCATTATCGCCACAACGCGAGGGAGGGTACAACAATGTCAAAATGGGCTACGAACAGTCCTAAATGGGATAAAATTTTCCCGTATGTTTGACGGCGTGCTGACTCTTACCCACAATGGGCCTGTTGCCCTCTCCTGTCCAAACTCCGGAAGATCCACGAAAGGAAGCCCATATAGCCCCCAGCAAGGCGTCCGCGCGGTCAGGAGAAGACAGGTTGCGAGCCTTCATTTTCTCCTTCTTCTCGTTCCTGAGCCTGGAATCGTCCGCATATTCCTTCTTCCGGGTAGTCAACTGCACGAAAAGCGTCTTGTCCGGCCGCCTGGACCTGATATGCACTCGCCCGGTCATGAGTTCCAGTCCGGCGTCATTCCAGCATTCCGCCGAGAGATTGATGTAGCGGTCGCGGTCTTCCGGAGGGTTGTTCCCAAAGAACTCATTCGGATACCAACCTGATTCATTAAAATCGCTGATGACAGCCAGGCCCATGCCCGGAGCGTCCACCCACAAATCACAATCCGCAATGCCCAGCCCCTTGAGGGTGGCAATGCACTTGCGGACACTCTGCACCGTGTCCCGCTGTCGTTCCGCGTATTCAATCCAGGCTTCGTTTCCGTCGCAGATGGCAAGGACTGTTTCATCCCCGCCCGCGGCAATGTCCAGGAAGGCCACGGGGCGCCCCCTGCGCGGCTCGTAGGGCTGCCGCTGACCCCATTCCAGTTTTCCAGGGTCAATGATGTACAAATCTCCTTCCAGCGTGAATTCCGCCAGCACGACGGAACGGTAATAGGAATCATCCTCATTACCCCCCACACGGGCCAGAATGCGGTCAATGCGCTCCTGGGAGATATGGGGGCAATCAAAGGCCGTTACCACCATCGGACAGAAGAGGTCTTTTTCCTCGTGGAAACAGCGATAAAATTGCCCTTCCGGCTTGCCTGGGGATGAAAGGTAGATGCAGAATTGAAGCGTACATCGTTCAATGGCGTCAAAAATTTCATCAGGCACTGTCTTTGCCTCATCCACCACGAAAAACACGGGGGAAGAAGGATCATCCCCGGTAAACTCGTCCGCGTCAAACAGACGCGCTTTCACCTCGTTGCGGGGATCTTCTTCCTCCTGTCCCTTCCGCTCATCCTTGAATTCGTCTGTCACGCGACCGTGCCATCCTTCCGCCTTGCCGGCATGGTTGGTTGAAAAGCCTTCAATGAAGCCCCCTTCCGGGGTTTCCACCCGACAGTTCTTGAGCCATTTCCAGCCCGCAAGAGAAGGGTTGTTCCGGTGCCGTTCCAGTGCCGGCCAGAGCTGGTTCTTCACCTGGCGCCATGAGCCGGATGTAATCGGCATGCGCCCGCGGGGGTAGCGCCAGAGAAACCATAGGGCAAGGATACCAATTACCTTGTCCGTCTTGCCGGAACCATTAGCAGCGCGCAGGGCAACCCGCTTTCCCCGGGCAGCCCTTTCAAGGGCCCGCATCTGCCATTTGTACAGCCCTGTTTCCCCCAGAATCAGGGCGGCAAAGATGACGGGAGAGTCTTCCGGCCTGACCGGAGCCCCTAGCTTTCTTCCTCGGACCATATTTCTCTCAAGGCTGCCACTAACGGAACGATTGCTTCTGCTGGAAGTTTATGGGTCACCTCTACGTTTTTTTCTCCACCTTCCAGAGCCAGCGCCGCACGGTCTCCGTACTTCTTCGGCATCAGCTTGGCAAGCATCCATTTGAGCGTGTCTATTTCCAATTTGACCGCTTGCAGCATGGTTCCCCCTATTTCGGCACGTGGGGCCACTTCATGCCCTTTCTCCACAAGGTCAAGCAACTTGTCTTCTAGGGCGGCAAGCCGTTCCTCGCACGCGCGCGCGTATTGGTTTGCAAAATCCGTGTTATCTCTGGCCCAATTCATCACCGTGGGATGGGGAATGCCTTCCTTTTCGGCAGCCTTCCTCAGACTATCCCCGCAACGTATATGACCGCAAATGCGTTCAGAGAGGGCAGCGCTATACCTGGAAACATTTCCCTTCTTCCCGGTCCTCTCTTTCTTCATTTCGCATACTCCTTATTGATTTTTTCCCACCCTGCCGGGGGTATATCGTCCTGGCGGGGAACGTACGCCTTTCCGGAGAGTTTCACATATCCTTCAATCCAGCGCAGCCCTTCCGCGTCAGCACAGCGTTCAAAGCTGGGGCAGTCCGCGTTATCGTAGAGGATGCTATCAGGTTTACGCTCATAAGCGCTACATTCCATACTACCCGGGTTGAGCTTCTTCTTGGAGCACAAGAGGCATTTCATCAGGAGAGGGTGGGATGTTTTGCATCCTTTGAAATCAGACTCCCAAATTCTCTTGTGCGCTGGTGATGTTTCTTCTTTCATATCATTATTGTATCAATTCACAGTCAATGATCAATTTCCCGTTCTGGTTATGGAATTGGAGAAATTTGAGGGTTCCTCCCTTCTGGATGATGATTTCATCCTCACTGCTAAAATAGGTTTGCGGGCTAAGGCCGTCCCAGTCCTTACCGGCCCCTGCCCCGAATCTGGAAAAGGGCTCTGCATAAATGGCACGGGTTTTCTTCTTCAGGAGAATTCTGAACAACACGGGACGGTTCATGAACCCTTTCCCCTCCGCTACGGCAGCAGACATGAAACCTTCGTCTTTGAGAGGGTTTCCCACTACGGAGAGATTGAGCATATCAACCAGCTCGTCTGTTATTTCTTCTCCTTTCCAGTTCAAAGCGTCTTTCAATTCCTTGTAAACCCCACAGCCACGGAAAACAACCATGTCTTGAGGCACTTTGCATCTGTCAATGACTCTGGCGATCTGTTTCGCCTTGGCGTTGGACTTCCCCTCCCTCAAATCGTTGTTGATGCGGGCATATCCATTTCCGGTGTAGGAAAACAAAGCGTTCTTTTCCGGTCTGGATGCCTTTGCCCACACTTCCCCAGTAACGCTTCGCAAAAGGTCATCAGCTTCCTTATCCGTCAACGGGGCAGGCATCTTCACCTTGGGGACATCTCCCAGGCTGACCGTGTGCGTGACGGCTGGGGCTGGCGCAGGAATGGGAGCAGAGGGAACTTTGATGACTTTCTCCGCCGTTTCCCTGGCCTTTTTCGCCACTTCCTGTGAGGGAAAGACAACCTCATCAGATTTGTCCTGTTTGACTCCCCAGCGGTCTTCATAGACCTTTTTCAATTTGGCCTTCAGTTCCTCCGGCAACTTCGCCGTACTGGCCTTCTTGCCGTACCCGTACCGTTCAATCAGATCAATCCCGAAGCGCTCCGCACCCCTTGGACGCTTCAACGGCTCCCCGGGTTTGAGTAGTCCCAGCCGTTCGCATTCTTCCCGGGAAACAGGCTCCTGATCCATGTAGGAGTTGAAGCCGAACGGCGGCCAGGGGACCTCAAAGCCCCCGAGGCTAGCGGCGTTCATTTCGTCTGCCCAAAAAGTAAAGTCGGTTTTAAGCCGGACAGCGTCTTCGTTGACGACATGAACAAGCCGCTTTGTCTTGGCTCCCGGAAAGCGGATGAACCGGAAAGCAGGCCATGCTTTGAAATTGGCCGGTTTCATGGATGCCTCCCATTGAGCAGCCCCAATGCTTTGCCGGACGTTGGTCTTGAAAATGAGCTTCAGACGGGCCAGAGCACCGATGTTTTTAATATCGTTGTGATACTTCGGGCCTTCGGCGTCCGGTGGAACAAGCCCCTCGGTTTGGAGCCATTGAAGTGCCTGGTTGGAAAAGTCCGCGGCACTTCCTACCTTGATAACCGTTTCTCCATTGGGTAAAGTCTCCTTTTCTCCTGTCAGATAATTCTTAATCAACCTGTGCAGCCGTTCCAGCAATCTGATATTCTCCACCTTGGAAGAGAAAAACTTGTTTTCCTTCATGGCAGCGTTCAGAGCAGCCCATTCCTTTGAATCCATGCCGGAGGGTGTGGGATGTTTTGCCAGGAATTTTTCCAGGGGTGTTACCATAGGGGCAATTCTGGATGTTCAAAGGGGGGAGGTTCAATCTTGCCAAATTGGGCTACGTGATGTTCCAGAATGCGGACGGCGGGAAGACGGTAGAGTCCGGCGGATTCCAGAGCATTGATAATGCTGTTGGCGCGTTCTTCGGCTTCCTGTCTGTCGTTGGTACCAAGTCCCAGCTCGACAAGTTTGCCTTTTTTTCTGGGATCCACCAAAAGCGTTAAGCGCAGTTTGTAGGATCCGGGCTTTCCTCGCCGCGTCGGTTTGTTTTTTCGCAGGGATGGTTTGGGGGGTCTCATTTGTTGGTGACGGGATAATTCTGTTCTTCCTCGTATTTTGTGAGTTCTGCCGTCCAGCGGAATTGAATACGCCCCAGCCGTCCGAATCTGTTTTTGCCGATGATCCACTGCGCTTCCGAGGGGTCGTGCTTGTCGGGCTTGTACATGTAGGGGCGGTGGATCATGATGATCTGGTCCGCGTCCTGCTCAATGGATCCGGAGTCGCGCAGGTCGGAAACGACCGGTTTGCCCTGGGCGTTCCCGGCTCTTTTTTCGACGTCGCGGTTGAGCTGGGCCAGCACCAGGACGGGAATATTGAGTTCCTTGGCCAGGGATTTGAGGCCGGCGGAGATTTCCGAGACTTCCCGTTCCCGGCTTCCCCGGGCCTGCTGAGTCGTGGAGCGCACCAGCTGCAGGTAGTCCACGCCGATGCATTTGACGCCGTGTTCCCGGACCATCCGGCGGCCCCGGGCTCTGATGCTGTCAATGGTGAGGGAGCTTTCGTCGTCGATGTGCAGCGGAGCGGCCGTGATTTTCCTGACGGCGGCCGTGAAATGCTGTTGCTGTCCGATCGTCATCGGCTTGCCGCGGCGGATGTCGTCGGAGTTGATGCCGGCCATGCCGTAGAGGACACGTTCCAGGAGCTGAGATTTCGGCATTTCCAAGCTGAACATGCCCACGGGGGTTCCCTCAAGGCAGATGTTGGTGAGGATGTTGACCAGGGCGGCGGTTTTTCCGACTCCGGGCCGGGCGGCAAGCACGATCATGGCGCCGGGCTGCAGGCCGTCCAGGGTCAGGTCCAGGCGGCGGTATCCGGAGGAGATCCCTTTGATGGCTCCGGGGTTGTTCATGCGCCATTGCAGGTTTTCAATGATGGCTCCCACGGCCCCGCGGATGGTTTCGGTCTGGCGGACGCCGCACCGGTCCCGCAGGACGGACATGCCGCGTTCGGCTTCATCAAGGGCTTCTTCCGCGCTTTTGAGCTGATCGCCGGCAGCTTCCGCCATCCGGGTGGCAAACGCGAGCAGCGCATGTTTTTTGGCGGCTTCCGTGACCATTTCCAGGGCGGCGGCGGTTTTGTACCGGGCAAGGGCTCCGTAGGTGGCCGTTTCCACGACTCCGGCGTGTCCTCCCACGGCGTCAAGCTGGCCCTGGGCTTCAAGGCGGGCGATGACGGTGAGGGCGTCCACGGTTCCTCCCGTGCCGGCGACGGTTTCCAGGGCCGTCCAGATTTGCTGGTGCGCCGGGAGGCTGAATGTCTGGCGGTTGATGCCCTTGTCCCGGAGGTCCGCCAATGCCTGGGCGCCGTCCATTGCCCGGGAGAGTACCAGTTTTTCGGCGTCAATGATTGTCTGCGAGTCGATCATGTTGTTGAAGTTGTTGGGTGTTAGAGTTCCTGAAGGTTCGAATAGGGGTCTCCGTTTTCAGGAGGCGGCGGATGGTTGAGGGCGTAGCTGGTGGCGAAGCTGATGGCGTCGGATTGCCATTTGGTCACGGGGATGCCGTTGCGGGTCCAGTTGACGGCGTCCCTGCTTCCCCAGTAGGCCGTGGCGCAGTCCGGTATCTGGTCGGGAGCCAAACGCACACGCCCCGCAAAAGCCGCGGCCTGCAAATGAGCTTCGACTTCCTCCACGGTGCATGGAGAGGGGGTAAGGGGGTGAATTCCTTCCTTCCCTTCCTTCCTTACGGTTTCTTCATGGGTTATGTCTGGGTTATTAAAAAAAACCGACTGGGTTTCTTCTGGGTTTTCGGAAATAACTGACGTTGGTTTTTCGTGGGTTTCCTTTTCGGTTTCTACACTGGTTCCAATGTCGGTTTTCCTGGGTCTCCCCCCAAGTTTTCCATTTTCACGGGCGGTCTTCCGGCGCGTTTGCACGCTTGCCTGAATTTCATGCGGATAGCCGAATACGACGAGATTGTCGCCGTCAAAGTGGTAGAGTTCGTTTTCCACGCTGATTTCCTGATCCGTCACGCCGCAGGTCTGCATCCAGCGGCGCATGCCCCAGGAGCGGCAGCCCTCAATAATGCCGCCGTTTTCCTGTTCGCAGCACCAGGCCAGCAGAGAGATCCAGGTGGCGCGCTGTATGGGTTCCGCCCCGATATATTCGGGGCTGGAAAACAAGGCTGTTGGGATATTGATGAATTCCATAATAAAAAAAGCGTCAGTTGGGGGTTGTAGTTCATCCACAGGATTCAATCTTCTTGCCGGCTTCCTTTCCTAAGGATTTGCCTCTTTTCCCAAGCATCCAAAATCAAATGAGCATGCTTTGCGGCGAGCGCCAGCTCTCCAAGATGATATTTTTTTCCGGTCAGGGGCGCTCTGCGCAGCTCGTGCCTCCACGGCATATAACACAAGCACTCATAGTCGGCATACTCCCGGCGGAATTCCGCAAGTCTTTTGTATGCCTTCCAATAGCCGATGCGCGCCTTTTGGCATGGCGTCCAGGGCATGATCTTCATGCGAACCTCCTTTCCAAAATAGATGCCTGTTCCGGGGTAAGATACTGCCAGCTCTGCGGCGGACGGGTCAGGCCAATGGCAGAGAGTGGTACAGCATGAGGGAGCCGCACGGGATCCTGAACGCCCCAGGCAAAGCAAGGGAGATAGGTACGCAGGTGAGTTTTAGAGACGCAAGCATCTTTGATGAATAATCCAAGAGCTTTCCCGAATGGCATGTGGGTTATGAGCGCAAAGGAAACCATCCGGCATTTGCCAATGATTGTCCGCTCTCCATCCTTGCCGGATTCGTAAAGCCAAAGAGTGACGTGCTCTCGTTTCATGACACGGGGCACATTTTGACGTAGTTCCCATGTCTTTTGCCCGTCCATGATAAGACCGGAGAAAGGCCGCCTGACGGATAATAGGATGTTAATCATTACTGGCCTCCTTTCCGTCAATGATGGCCCTTAATTCATCAAATACCCGTAGACGTGTATGATTCCTTGTCGTGCAAATAAGGTGCTGCGCCCACCGGGCATGCCGTTTCGTGGGGTACTCCATGCGATAGCGGGCGATAATCCCTTTGTGGTGCACAATCGCGGCCTGAACTTCATATTTCCCATCGTCGGTTTTCTTCATGGGGCAGACCTGCTGGACGATGATGTGAGGGTTCCGTTTCATGGCTCTGATCCTTCCTGCACGGTGATTGTTATTTGCGGCTCTTCACCCCACCATTTATCCACGCTTGCGGAATAGACCTGGGCGTCATCTTCCCAAAATCTCAACCGGGTCATGACATCCTGCAGGGTTTTGGCCAGGTTGTCCCAGTCCGGTTTGGTCGTTTTCGGAATGAGCCCGATCCGTTTTTTTTTCGGCTCGCTTTTGCGGTAGGGCCAGACGAAAGCCAGTTTCAGGGAGACCGGCCCCGTCAGGGGCCGGGCCGGTTGATAAGGTTTCAGCAGAGTCAGGTAATCGCTGATGACCAGTTTCAATTCTTTCGTGTCCGCCAGTTTGGCGTGTTCCCCGATATGGACGATTTTTTTGTTCTGGTGCGTTTTCGTCGGGGGAACGATCGGCAGCATGATGGTCATCGGCTTGTTCATGACGCTTTCGAATTCCTTTCTATTTCCCGGGCCTGGGATTCGGCGTCGAAGTCCAGCTTCAGCTGGCCGTCGTCCTCAAACCAGGCATTCGCCACAGCTGTTTTCTTGATGGAGCCTGACACTTTCACACAGACTTTCTGTTCCCCGTCAGGGATTTTGACACTGATGGAGAGGCTGAAATCGGATTCGTCTTCCGCCGCCTGGCGCCTGATGTCTTCGTAGTCGTCGAATTCATCAAAGGCCATGCGGACGGCTTCCAGGATGGTTTCTTTTTCGTGTTCCGTTCGCGCGCTCATCATTGTTGATTAGAAGGGGATTTCGTCTTCTTCCGTCGGCGGTCCCGCCGTGGCGCTCATGTGGTTGTTGGCCGGCAGATCCGCCGGGCGCGGAGGCAGGGACGCGCTGCCGCGCCCCGCCGCTACCCTGTCCTGCGCCGCCATGATGGCCCGGGCTTCGTCCGGCCCCAGCACGTCTTCGCAGTTGCTGAATTCGGGATAACTCCCGTCCGCCCTGGGCTTGTCTCCCCGTTTGACGCTGAGCCGGACGTAGCAGGGCTTGCCGAGGTATTCCGCCGGGTTGATGATGACCTGCTGGCCTGCCTCAAATACCTTCCCGGTTACGTTTTTAACGAACAGGTCGATTTTCCAGGCCAGGTCTTTCGAGGCGGTCAGGTAGTGACGCACCGTCGCCGCCCCTTCAGGACCAAAGGCCCTGATGTGGACAGCCAGCTGCGGGCATCCCCGCGTTTTGGCTCCCTGGGAAATTCCTTCTTCCATCTTGACTATTTTTCCTTCATAGACGCCCGCGGGGAGGAATCCGTATTCGCCGGGCTCGCCTTCTGAAATATAGCTAAACATAATGGTTATTTGTTGGTTGTGGTTTTGGAGACGGAGATTTTTTTGACGTAGGAGGATCCGGCCCCCGTCCTGACCAGTTCTTCCGGGAATTGTTGTTCCGGCAGGGCTTCCGCGAACAGGGCGCGGAAGACGTCCGCCTTGAGCGGTCCATAGGATTTCAGGAGTTTCGGCACGCCAATCCAGGTGGCGTATTTGGCCACGTCTTCCGGAGCGACGGTGTCCGTGCCTTTCCGGGAGACGCGCCTGAATCCGGGGACTTCCGTTCCGTTGTTGAGGTAGTCGAGGATTTTTTCTTTTCCTTTTTTGGCATAGGATTCCAGGATTCCGGCCTTGGTGACGAATTCCGCCAGCCTGGAAGGGTTTTCCGCGATTTCGGCAAAGCTCGCTTCCAGCGTTCCGGTTTCCGCCAGGGACAGCATTTCCTGCGCCGCCCGGTTCCGCAGCGGACAGGTGTCCTGCGAGGCGCACCAGCCGCAGTAGTCGCAGAGGCGCGGCCCACCGCCGCGGTCCACGGAGTCCACCACGTCGTTGACGATGGAGATTGCTTCCCGGTAGGTGAATTTCCGGGTGACGATTTGCTGCTGGTCGCAGAAGAGGAGGTGGCAGGTGATTTCATCCAAGAATTCCCGTTCCATGAAGGATTTCGCATAAGAGGCCTGCTGTTCCCAGTAGTTGCGGATTTGGCCGCTTTTGAGGTCGAAGAGTTTGCCCAGCGCGGGGCAGAGGCAGTCCGCTTCCCCGCCTGTCACTCGGGGGTGCCATTGCGGGAAGGCGCAACGGTTTTTGTCGGCAATGACCTCTTCTCCGGAGCAGAGCGTCCGGACCGTTTTCACTGCCCAAAGGATGGATTTCTTTTCATCGGCTTGCAGGTGTTCACACGCCCTGAATTCGTCCACGCCCATGAGCAGATCCCGGAAGGCGGCGTCCATCCGGGTTCCCCTCTGGGCCGCTTCCCCCGCGTCGGGGGAGGAGATGAAGCAGGGACATTGCGCCAGCTTGGGGAGCAGGGACGGCCTCAATAATTCCGTGGACGGTGCCGGACGGGGGGCGGCAATGTCAGAGAGGATTTTTTGCAGGTCGTCCAGGTTGACGGCGTATTCCACTCCGTCCAGGGAGAGGACGGCATGCCCGGTTTCGCGGGCGACGTTGATGCAGGTGACGGGTTTCATCGGGCGGTCGGGGTGTTGTGCTGCAGAACGGCCGTGTTGAACCGGTCGGGGGCGGAGAGGATGAAGGAGGCGAATTTTTCCGAGACGGCTTCAAGGCCCTGCCCCGGCTGGATTTCCTTTTTGTACGCGAGGAAGTTCAGCGCTCCCGGCACGTCGTTGATGACCGCGGCCAGTTGGTCCGCCAGGGAGGGAGCCGGTTTCTCCTGTTGTACGGGAAGAGGCTCCTGTTTTTCGCCGGCCGGAGCGTTCCCGGAAAATTCGCAGCCCGTTCCAAACAACAGGCGGGAGATTTCCCCGGCGTCCATCGCCATGACCGTGGGCATCCCGTGCCGGTTTTTGGCTTCCCAGGTGGCCCGGTGCTCCGTGTAGACGGCACGCAGTTCTCCGCCCTTGGCCTTGCCTCCGTCCGTGAAGGTGGTCACGTAGTTGCAGAACAGAATGGCATCCCCCCATTCCTTGAGTTTTTCCTTGGCGGTGATGGCCTGTTTGGCCGGAGCGTTGATTTTGATGGTGTACATGGTGTAGGCTTCCCCTTCCGGAGGGTTCACCGTTTCCACGCGGCAGTGGCAGATGACGGCAATGTGCAGCCCCGCGTTCCGGCAGTTGTCAAAGACGGAAAGCAGGTTGACGAACATTTCGCTGGCCTGGGCGTACCCTTTCCCATAGCCGATGCTTTCAATGGAGGAGATTTTTCCGTCTTTGGGGGAGGCGTTGTAGTCCCTGATGACCTGGCGGGCGCACATGTCCCACAGGCGGTCTCCCGTGTCGACGACGAGCGTTTTGTAAGGGAGGCTTCCGTTCCGGGCTTCCTTGTAGATGTCCTGCAGGGCTTCCAGCATGGCGCCGTAGTGGTCTACCTGGATGCGGTCCACATTCATGTGCTGGGTTCCTTCTTCCGTGTCCAGGAAGAGGGGGGCGGGCAGCCCGGCCGCCAGCGTGGATTTTCCCACGCCTTCCGGCCCGTAGATGATGACACGCTGCGGCCGCTGCTGCACTCCGCGCTTGATGTTTTGTAATAGATTCATATTATTTCCTTGTTTGATTGTATTCAGGTCGGGTGTCAGTTCCTGCTGGCCCCGGCCATCTTTTTTCAGGTAGTTAGAGATTTGCATTGAACGAACCGGTTTTGCGGTAGCGCTTTCCGGTCGTTGTATCAGAGAGTTGTTCAATAATGGCGGTTGTAACCCGATTCAGGTCCACGTAAAGCACTCCGCCACATTTGACAATCGGAAGCAGTTTTTTACCGTCGGCGCTTTCCAACATGGCCCGGCTCGGTTCAGAACCTTTGGCAAATAGTCCGCATTGTGCAAACTTGGAGAGCCTTACCAGCCGGGACGGCAACGGGGGAGCAGTGATATTGATGTTGATTTGAGGTGCACCGGCAAATGTGGCATCGGCGTTTTTAGGCCATGATTGAGACAGGACATCAGCTAATCCTTTTGAAATGTCTCTGACCACTTGTTCAGGCAACCTATGGTCTTGGTTCATAATTACTTAATGTTAATG